TCTTCTCGCAACTTATATTTCAGTTCGTCAAGAGTTACAATCTCTTCTTTCAGTTTTTTCAAATCAGTGTGGTCTGTATTCTCAACATGTCCGTTTTCTAAATGGTCTACTTCTGATTGCAGTGTCGCATTGAATTTTTGCAGTTGAGACATAGAACTATTCTCTTTTGCAATCTCAACATTGTTTGATTGTATATCCTGATTGACTTCATTAATTATAGCAATATTTGCTTTAGTCGCATTCAATTCATCTTTAAGGTCATTCATTCCTTTAGACAACTTATCGGCTTCAGTTTTCTTTTTATCAACTATATCAGACTTGAAAATCTCATCAATATGTTGTTGACATGTTGGGCAATCCTCATTGGATTCAAAGAAACCAACAAGTCTACTGTGTGCCCTATGTTTTTCTTTCAGTTGGGATTGAATGTCTTTCAGTTTAGTAAACTTCTCTTCAACCTTTGATGCATCAGATATCTTCTCATGCATACTCTCAATGTCATCTTGAAGGTCAGCAATCCTTCTTTTCTTTTTAAAAACCTCTTCTTCATTACCAGAAATTAAAGTTGTTTTTTCAACCAAAAGTTTTCTTTTGTTTTCCTGTAAGTCTTCAATATATTTTTCTTTCAGAGAAATCTTTTCAGAAGTTAGTTCAGCTTTGTAACGAATGTCCTTCATACTATCATCAATTGTTTTTAGTTTCTGCTTGAGTATCATATTCATCAAAGAAAAGATTTGAATATCCAAAATCTCCTCAACAACATCTCTACGATGCCGTGCCTTCAATTGCATGAAAGGCACGAACGTAGATGAACCAAGAATAACAACCTGTGTAAAACTACGATAGTTCAACTTTAGAATCTGTTGTTCCAAATACTTCTGGTAATCTCTGGAATTTGCATCTTGATTATACATCTTACCATTGATATAAATCTCAAACACATTTGGCTTGATGCCACGAATAACCTTTACTTTCTTCCCACCAACCTTAAACTCCACCTCAACAATGCATCCACTACCATTAACAGTATTGAGAAGTTGTGGTTTATTGATGTTACGAAAAGGTTTACCGAACAACCCAAAGCATAGTGCGTCAAGCACAGTAGATTTCCCTGCGCCGTTCTCACCAATAATCAATGTAGTTGATTGTTTGTTTAGTTGTATTTCGGTAAAATTATTTCCAGTTGATAAAAAGTTCTTCCACCTAACGCATTCAAAAGTGATCAAATTTCTAAATCCTGTGCTTCAGTATATAAAGTTCTCATTGTATTCTTCAGTCTATCTTTACTTAGGTCTACGGGCAACTCGTCAATATATTTTTCCAGCAATGTCATCGTATCTTCTGAGTTCTCAACAATATCATCAGATACATTACTTGCATCCATCTCTGAAAAGTCTTCAACGATCTTAACATCATGACAGTCTGCGGCCAAGAGCTTATCTACAAATCTATCGAATTGAAACAAATCTTTCTTGTTGACTACCACCAGTTTCACATACTTATTCTTGTAGGCCGACATATCATGATTGTCATCGAATGCTGACACTGTATCATCATAGTAAATCTTGGAAAAGATGTTATATGGATTTACAATGCGTTCAAGCTCTCTTGTCTCTGTATCGAATACATGAAATCCTTTCGGGTCTTCCCAATCATTCCAGTAGATTTCATATGGTGTGCCGAGATAATACACCTGACCATCATCTGACTTATGATGATAATGACCGCTCATAACTGTATCAAACTTTCTAAACTCTTGTCTGTCCCAACCATGATCCATGAACATGCCCTTCTGCATTTCAAATCCATTCAACTCTAAATGGCCCATACAGATTTGAGCAGAGGTTTCATCAATCATACCCATAGAATGAATATAGTTTTGACTGTTTATCCAAGGCATGAAAAGAATTTTACACCCATCGAACTCTACCTCTTGTGCTTCTGGATATACCTTAATGTTGCGAAATTTACCGTCTACAAGCTCCTGTAGTGAGTTCACATCGTTGGTGTTCTTATAAAAGGTGTCATGGTTCCCAACTAACATGTGTAAATTAACCTTCAGCTGACTGAATGGTAATATGAATCTTTCACGAAAATCTTTCGCAGTCTTGTACGAAACAAATTTCCTACGGTCCATAACATCGCCTAAATGAATACAAGTTTTTATATTGTGCTGGTGTAAATATGGAAAGAACACACCCTCATAAAATTTATAAAAATAATCATTAAAATTTGCGTTGTCATTTCTTGCCCCAAAGTGGGTATCAGTAATTAGTGCAATTTTCAAGAAACTTTCTCCCATATTTTTATTTGTTCTGGACGGAAATACTTACTTGTCTTTTTCGCAAAGAATAAAGAGGTCACCGTTGTCCCTTTACCTTTGTTTTTGCCGGGGAAATCCATACAGAAATATTTACTCAACATAAAATTATACGCATCTAAGTTCCATGTGCAATTGTCGAGAATGACGTGGCTGTTACTTTTTTGATGTTTCTCCACAAACTTACAAAATAATTCTCTTGACAAAACCTTTGGATTATTATCTATAATGATAAAATCACTGGTGCTGACTCTATGTTTAAATAAATCATCATCAAATATAGTTGTGGGATTATATAAAACCAAATCTACATTTTCAGCTACATCCATGGATGCCCATTGTGGATCATTCTCATAACTATACACTGATTTAAAATGATTTGACCAAAAAGCAGTTGATCTCCCAGAACCAATTTCAAGAAGTGTTTTTTCTTTTAGGTCTTTAAAGTTGAGTAGAAAGAAGTTCATAAAAGTAAAAGTTAAATTAGGATACGGACTTTCCATCACCATTCTCCATAAAAATTTCTAATCCTTTTTTCTTTGCTGGTTCTTTTTTCTTTGGTTTATAAACATCTTCTTCCGGTAAAAATAATTTTGTATCAATCCCTTCAACATAATAAGAAGAATCATCTCCTTCCATTGTAGTAAATGAATCGTATGCATCTCTCTCAATCATTTTGTTTCTTACATGACTTTGCTTTTTCTCTTTCGCAATTCGTCTAAGAAAAGCATAATAGATTATTTGTGTAAAGTACGCAAAGGGATTATTAGATTTTTCTGGATTGAAATTTTTAACATATTGCAAACAGTTTTCAATGCCATCAGAAATCATATCTTCTCTGTATGTGTAATTTATAAAGTTTGGTTTATAAGATAGGTGGGTAGCAATCTTTAGAAAGCATTCACCAATGTAATTTGTAACAGGTGGCGTTTGAATTTCATTCTTTTCAGCAAGGTCATATCCTTCACGCCACTCAATCATTGCTCGTAGAAATTCTTTATTATCGACATAATGAATACTTTTTTTCTTTGCCATTTAAACTCCTTCCAATTATCATTATACTAATAATACACTAATAAAATATAATTGTCAAGACCCATAGGGGACTTGACAAAGGGTCAAAATTTGTCTATTATTACTATGTGGAGTCTTCAATGAATGAGTTTAGAATCTACTTTAGCTTCTCTTAGGAGGTCATCATATACCTCTTCATCTATATCTTCTTCTGGAATCAGGTTATCAGTGCCGTCCCAATCAGCGTCAATTCTAAGCATCACATATTCATAATACTTTGATAATCCTACGGAGGCATCAGCTATCAAGATACAATGACTTTTATCTATATTGAAATACTTTTGGTCTGTAAAATGTTGCAGCCAAGGGGTTAGGTTCAAGGTTTCACCTATTCCACTTCGGCTCTGTATTGGTACAACATCCATTTTCAATGGATTCATAATATCATACATTTTATCGTCGTGGCCATTTAGCTCACACACAACCATTTCACCGTTAGACAATTTCAAAACTTTATAAGAATCTGTGTTCATTTTAAGTTTATCCTTTTAATTTCATAATCAAATTTCTGTTCATCATATATATTTATACGTTCCTTGAAGTGTCTCAAAGTGAAATTGAGTTTAGAATCGAGGGAGAGATCGTCGGCAATATCGTATAACCGTAACGTCTTGTCACCCCCTTGTTGCCGCAAACCCCGCCCCAGTGACTGAAGCACTCTGATTTTGCTTTTTGAGGGGCTTGAGAACACGATGTTGTGAATGTTACGAATGTTAATACCAGTGCTAAAAGTCCCATAGCTCGCAACAATGATGGCATCTTTTTCATTTTCTACTATCTCCCTTATTTTTTCTCTAGTATCTGTGTCAACACCACCATATACAAAAAATATTGGTCTGTCTTTATACTGAGTATTTATCATATCATATAAAATCTTACCATGTTTTTCTACGAACTGGAAAAGAACGAGAGTGTTACCATTGAGATGGCCCACAAGATTGCATATGAAAGTATTCCTTTCAATCTTAGTGACGATGTATTCGAGTTCTGCGGCATATTCAAAGTCCTTTATTATTTGCCTATCCTCATCAGGATATTTTAAGATTATACAATTAATTTTT